TTTTGAAATGCTTGAGGATTTATTCTTTTTAGTTGTTGTTCCAATTGGTTCGTCATTTGTTGTGGTATCTGTTGCATTTTGTTCTGTAGTAGCATCATAAACATTTGATTCATTCTTTATCATTCCTTTCAATTCTTCAATTTGTGACTGTAAGTATTGTATTTGCATGTCTTTTTCATCAAGTGGCACTATTTCTTTTAATTCGTATGTCTTAATATCTCCTTTTAGTGTCTTTATCCATAATACTGACATATCCTTGCTAAAATAAGGCGTATCTACATATATTGTTTCTCGACTTACTTCATCAAGTGAGTTAGCATATTTCATTCCTGCATTACTTGGAGCTAATTGAAATGTTTGATTAATTGCAGGCTGATGATTATTCTTTATTTGTTCTTTCATTTGTTGTAATTGAGCTATTTGGTTGTCTATTCTATCGTTAAGGTTTTGTTGCCCGTATGCTTGAAAATTTGCTTGATAATAAGGGTTGTTATACATATTTCCTCCAAAAATAAAAGAGAGAATGTAATCCGTGTTTTAAACGTCAATTTTTCTCTCCTTTCAAATTAATCATACAAAAAAAGAAGAACTTGATTTTGTCAAATTCTTCTATCTTTTTTCTACAAATTTTATATAAATTTTGTTAGTTTTTTCTTTAGTTTTTTTATCATAACGTCTAGCACGTGTTCGCTAACACCTAGTTCCATCGACATTTTAGCTCTACTATAATTCTTTATCTTATATTCCAATAATTTTGAGTATTCCTCATCGAGCATGCATTCCTCGACAAGTCTATTATAGTCAGCTTTAGTTAAATTAAAGAAGTCCATCTATAAATATCTACCGCACTTAGAACATCTTTTAGTGTTGCCTGATTTACGATATTTAGTTTTAGTTTTTTTAATTGTTTGTTTTGCCATTTATTATCTCACCATCGTTTCCAATATAATTATTGTATCCATCTTCATTGTCTTGAGTAATAGTTGTTTCTTCGATAATTCCAATATCATTTAAAACATAAACCAAATATCCAATTGTTGCGAACCACATTGATAAAATAACTAAAATTATAATAAATAGTCTTTTATTTTGCTTTTTCATGTCGCTTAATAGTTCATAGGCAAAACTTGTTTGCTCGACTTTTTCGTTCAATTTTTCAACATCGTCTTTTAAAGACATTTCTACTCACCCCTTTTATGATAAAGTTTTTCGTGTAAAGCAATTGCTTCATCAACACATTCTTTTATATCTTTATCGTAATTGTCTAATATATCAAGTATCTTTTTTACATCTTCTTTTAATTCTTTAAGCTGATATTCGATTAATTCTTGGTGATTTTCTTTAGTATCTTTAACAGCTTTGTCTTTGCGATTTACTACAAAATTTACTACTGTCATTACTGCTGACAATATACTAATTGCTAAAGCTATTTCCATAAATCCACCTCTTGTTAATTTTAATATATCACATAATTTGTTTTATTCAAAATTGACTATTTTATTAAGTTTCTTGTTCTTTCCCAACGTGTAGGCAAGCCACTAACTTTTGAAAAATCATCGTATTTTAATGTTAATTGCTTTTCTCTTTCCTTTATTTGCTCTAGTCTTTTTTTTATTTTATCTGTTTTATATATTTTTGATATTTCGTCTTCACTTTTTATGTTTTCAAGAGCTGATTTATATATAAGCTCTTCCTCATAACATTTACGCATTTCAAGTTCCATTTTACGTTGTGCTTGCGTGCCTTGATATAAAGTGTAATGCTTTCCTTCATATTCAAAACCTTTGGTATTTCGTAAATTTATCTCGTTAAGCTCTTCTTGTGTGTATCTAGGTTCATCAATTCCTAAAACGATAGAATATATTTCATGATAACAGTTCATCGTTCCTATTGGACGAAATGATCCGTATTTGTTATGTATATCTATTACTTTGCCTTTATAATCTACGCCTATCCCTACTTCTTGCAATTTTTTAAATTCTTCATTAGAAAATATGCGACCTTGAACTAAGCTATGATCCGGAGCTGGAAATTCATGTACGCCTATTTCCACTCCGTCAGCTCCAAATTGTTCTCCTACTATTTGTTGTTGTGCCATGTTAAGTTCATTAAGTCCATCTTGTAAATTCATCATTAAGGCACTATCTATTCGTCTGTGATAGCCACTTTCGTATTCTATACTTTGAATACCATGCTGTCCTATTACACTTAATTGCCTTTTTAATGCCTCATAATACGTTTCTTTCCCCATTGATATATTATACAAGGCATCGTCTACTATTTCGCTATATGCCTGTTTTAATGGCTTTGTAACCACGTTTTTATACTTATCAAGATAAGTTATGCCCGTTGTTTTAGAAATGTTTCTATACGTATTTAAAGTGGCAATAGCTATCTCTTTTACTTTGTTTTGTAAGGCAATATTCTTTTCGTATGGAATAAAATCTATCTTTTTCGCTTTAAAATACTTCTTGCTAAAGCCTAAATTCATTTTAGCTTCTTTTTCTAGCATTTCATATATTTCTAATTCAGTTAGTTGTGATGTTTCGGCAAGTATCTTGACTATTTTATCAAGGCTCTCTCCATATTTTAGCATTTGTCCTATTTTATAAGCCTCGCTTGGATTTATATCGCCTATTTCTCCTAATACCTTGCCTATTGCCTTTAAAATCTTTTCATTTGCCTTTATTTGCCTTTGTAATATTCTTTCTATTAGTATATCTTCTAATTCTTCAGTAATCATAATATCACCAATTTCATAATATCATTTTATAGAAAAAAGCCAAAATTATAAACTTTGGCTTATTACTTTATTCAAATCTTTAACTGCTCTAGCCTTAATATTAAATGCTAAATCGTTGTTTTCTTGTGAGATGTTAGTTTGTTCTTGATAAGATAGTAATTTGTTGTAAATAGTTTCTAATTGATATTGTAATGTATTATTCAATAAGATATATTCTGGAGTGGCTAATACGTAATAAACTATTGTGTTATAAGTTGAAAGCCATTCTTTAAATTGTTCGGCTGTGTATTCTTTAAAATCTTCATTATAAATATAAAGATTGCCGTTTGTACCAACTGATATTCCATCTATTTTGGCATAAGTATCGTCTGCACTTCTTTTTATAAAATAATTTGATAAAACATCTGCTATTATTTGACTTGATGATGGCTTTTTAATTAAATTATAAATAATTGATGACGTAAATCGATTATTCCCACTTGTATTTGTAGAGGATATATTCCATGTTTCACTACCATTTAAAACAACCTTACCAATATTCTTTTTTAGATACCATTTGCCACTTTCTCTTAATGCGTCATAATCAGGGTCGGTTGGTATATTTTTGAAAAATCTATCTTTATAATTATTTATTTTGCAATATTCTAAATCATCTAAATTTAATTCAGCTACTTGTTCTTGGTATGGTTCGCAAGTTGTTGCTTGATTATTTTTTTCTAATTGATAATTATAACCAGTTATTTCTTCTACTGTAATATTGTCATTGCTATTCTCTTTTAAAAGCAATAAAAAATATCCTTTTTTTTCTAAATCTATCGTTAATGTATATGTTGCACTTGTTTGCCAACTAGTATTTTAAACTGTATCATCGTAACTTGATACAGGAGGTACATTATCTAAACTTTGAATACCCCAAGAATATTTTGTTGTATTTAAATTTGTAGAAAATACATATGTTCCCTCTTCCAAATATAATGGTTGTCTTGAAGAAATACGTATTGATGGCGTTCCACCTATACTATCTCCTGGGGTAAATGTTGCTTTATTAAACAAATTCTTCCCCTCTACCTTTATTGTATTATTTCCACTTATAACATGAATATTTTGAGGACTACTAGGGCTTGGCGTACTTGCTTGGCTTGTATTAGGTTCTAATTCCAATTCTAAAGGGCTTTTAGCTGTATCATTTAATGTTATGCTTTCCCCCTCGCTTTCAACGTGCGGAAGGGCATTTTCTAGGGTTTTATAACGATTTAATTCTTCGGTTGTTTCGTCAAGTTGAGTTTGTAATTCGCTTACATGTTCATCGTATTCGTCGATTTTATCTTGAGCATTGTTATTAAATTCAGTAGTCTTGGCTGTAGCATTGTCATTGTATGCTTGCATTTTATTAGTATGATTTTGATTATATTCGGCTAATTTCTCGGTGTGGTTTGTATTGTATGCTGTAGTTTTAGCCGTTGCATTACTATTGAAATCATTTGTCTTACTTGTAGCATTACTATTAAAGGCATTAGTTTTTTGTGTGGCATTTTCATTGAATGTAGTCGTCTTTGAAGTTGCATTGCTATCGAAAGAACTTGTCTTTGAGCTAGCATTATTATTAAATGCTTCAGTTTTACTTGTAGCATTTGAATTAAATTCGTTAGTCTTTTGTGTTGCATTTTGATTAAAAGCTGACGTACTAGAATTGATGACATAATCTTCCATTTCGGCTATGTCTTGAGCCGTAAAATAGTCGACACCTTTTACGGGCTTGTCTCCTTTGTCACCTTTAGCACCTTTTAAGTCTACGTAGTAATATTCTTCTTCTTCATCGGTTTTTACTCCTAGTGACGTGCCTTGCCAGTTGTATTCAAAGTCAGCTCCGTCTTTTATTTCAACTGATTTTGTTTCATTGTGGCGGTTAGTTATTTCTACAGTAGCAACTTTACCAGTTTTAGATACGTCTATGTCTACATGGTCAACTTCGGCTAGTCCGTTATTTAAGGCTTGCTCGTATTGTTCGAATTGTGTTGGTGTTATTTCTTCTTCTGATGGTCTATATGATCCTGGTCTTAAATAAAGATATGTTGGAGTTGGTGAGTATCTTATTACGTATTTATCGTTTTGTAATTCATAGCCATATACCTTTAATTCCATTTCTTCGCCATTTAAGAACTCCGTTGGAATATCGCAACCATTATGAACAATTACCATTTCTACTTCATTGTCGCCTTGCTTAAATATTGCTTTTTTAACTAAGCCATCGTATTCTTCATCAAATACAAAATTGCAAGCATTGACATTGTATTCGCCTTGATTAATCGTGTAATCATTCTTTATGATAGATACTTGGCTCTTTGTAACTTTAATTCTCATTCTTAATTACCTCCTACTCCTAATAAATCATCCATGCTAGGGTTATCTTCTTTTACAAGTTTAAGTTCAGCTAATGCCTGTTCTTCTGTCATTCCTCTTGCTTTCATCAAGTATGTTTTCTTACTCATTAATCCAGCTTGGAAGTCTTGTCTATATTGTTCTTGTAACTCTTCATCGCTTACCAAAAAACCATCTTTATTTGTTAGATTAATGTTGCCGTTTTCATCAGTACCTTTTTTAAATAAGATTCTTCCTAGTAATAGAATAGCTCTTGCAATTCCTACAGTGTAATCATTTAATGCTCTACGATGTTTTTTAGCATTTCCTACAAGGTCTTTGTTTTCACCAAGGTATTGAGTAGCTGTTACAACTGTTCCATTTTCAAACTTGTAATAACCTTTACCTAATCCTATTTTAAATGAATATAAGTTTAATGCAAAATTGACTATCTTTTCGTTTTCTTCGGCTCTTAAATCAGGGTTATATTCATGGATTAGAGCATCATCGTTGGCATTTGATAAATCTCCATCCAATACTTTAAATTGTTGCCTTGTTAAGTCATCAGGATATACTGGTACTTCTTGTCTTGCGGTATTTCCGTTTTCATCAGTATAAGTTCTTACATTGTATTTGATTAATGACTTATTATAGAATACTTTCTTACCACCAAGATATACGTCCATTATTAAGTTATTATATGCTATGTCACAACCTTTTAATTGGTCAGTAGCATTTGCATAAATACTCATTCCTAATCCGTTGTTGTTTTCTATGTTATTGACTAGTTTTGGCTCTAGGAATGAGAATAAAGGAATATTTGAACCTGTATCGTAATTGTCTACTACTTTGTTGTTTTTTTGTGGCTCTCCTTTTTCGTTTATGTAAATGTTCCTTATATGATAGCCATTTTCTTTTAGTTCGTGTATTTCAATATAGAAAACATCGTCGTTTTCAATAACTGTCTTTGATACGAAAGCTACATCAATTATTTTCCTATGTTCTATTCTTAAAGGAATTATCTTGTCAGCAGTTACATTGATAAGATTTAATCTTGTCTTGTCATCAGCTACTAAAGTGTCACCTCGTTTTATTGCATTTTCTATTCTTACAATACTTCCTACTGTACCACTCCAAAAAGCATTTTCTATATTTTCAGGAATAACTCCTTCTAAATTTAATTTGTCATCGCTAAATATATCATCAAGATATTCTTGATTTTTAGGATTATCACAAGTTATTTGGTCTTTTTCAGTAAACAAAATACTTGACCAGTCTTCGCAACCTCTTTTTGCCATGCCAAGTTTATATATTTCTCTTTTTATTCCATCTTGGTCGTGGTAGTCGTGAAAGTCTTTTACTTGATTCTCATACCATTGCTTCCAAAATGACACGTTTCCATAATAACTTGTTTGTGGATTATATCCTAGCGATTTTAAATATTTAATTACTACGTTATTATCGTCCATTTTTACCTCCTAAATTTTTAATAATTGCTTGTACCAATTTTCTATTCCATAATTACAAGCATCGTATGTATCAACGTCACTTGTTCCATTATCTAACACTCTATCATCGTCAGCATCAGGATCTTGTACTGCTTCTTGTAAAGACTTGACTATTTCTTTTGTCTCGCCTTTAACAAATTTAAGCTTTCCAACCATTAAAAGCATATTGATAGCATATATTCTGCTAGAAATAGGTGTCTTTAAACTATCTTTAATTGGTATATGCAAATTTAATTCATCCAAAACCTCTTGTAATGCACTTATAAGAATTTGTTCAGCACAGTCAGCCCATATTATATCTATCTTGCCATACTTATTTATTACATACAAAATATGCTTTTTAAACGCCTCTTTTAATTGTTTTAGCTTGGTGTGTATATCATCAATTATTTCAGTTTTATCACTTCTCAATACATCTATGCCTTGATACGTCCGTGATATAGAGCTTGTAACAAAAGCATGAGCTGAGCCATTCCCTCCAAAGTCTACTCCTGTTGAAATATAGCTTATATTCGGATTATCAGTATAGTATTTCTCTTCATTTTCAATTATTGGTGTAAATAAGAAACTTTCGCTTGCAATTCGTTTCCCTAATATATCTCTTTTGTACCATATTGACTTTTTATCGTATGTTGACAATACTTTCTTTAATTTCTCATCGCTTATAGATAAATTATCAAATATGTTAAACTCACAATAATTAAATCCATAATTAGGATTTTCTTTTTGCTGTTCTTCATGAAATTTTAGATATTCTTCATAATACCAATGTTTAGGTGATTTTGGATTCAGGTCATGGAATATCTTTCTATCATCACTTGATAATGTTCTATCTTCAACTTCCTTTAAGAAATCAGGATGACATTCGTTAGCTTCCGTTACATAAGCCATTCCGTATGTATTACCTTTTATTGTTTTATATGAATTAGCTTTTCCACCACCACTTATTAATAATACCTTTTCACCTGTTGCAGTATTTACATAAAGACATTCTCTATTCTTATACTTTCCTTCGTGACATCGACCTGCAAAATAATTAAGTATTCCGTAGCCATCGCAGTCAAGTATATTTAACTTTGCCGATGATGTATCATAGCCAGCTATTAAATGTAATTTATTAGGATGATTCTCTAAGGCTATACAAAAGGCTAGTCCGTTTGTTACGTTCTTAGCACCACGTTTTCCACCATGAGCTACGTTTAACCATGAGTCTTGGCATTTATGTATATAATTTGTTTGCTTTACACAAAATGGAGCATATTCATTGAACATCATCCTCACCTCTATTTGGTTTTGGATTATTTATTAAGTTAGCTATATTAGTTATTTGATTATTTATGCTATTATCATGTGTTTCTATTACTTCACGTTGTCCTAAATATTGCTTGCCTAGCCATATGCTCATTGTTGCGTTTTTTTCTGCAAGTTTCCATTGATTTCTTCTAAGGCTTGCACGACCACCTTGTCTTTTTTCATTAAAAACTAGGGAAAAGTTCTTTTCATACGTACTTTTACACCATTCATTTAATGTTTTTTCGCTTACATTTAAAACAGAGCAAATTTCTTCTCTTGTGCATTGAATATAACATAGGCTTTCAAATTGTTGCTTGTTAATTGCTATTTGCTTTTGTTTTATTTGTCCTTTAGCCACTATATCACCTCCTTATATGCAAATAAGGATTAATATAATCCCCACTCTGCAAATTTTTCAAAGCCACCTACTTTGTTTATATATTCTCTAGCTATTTCTACTATCTCACTATAAGGTTTTCCGTCTATTGTATCATCACCTATAGCACAACATAGTTCTACAACCTCTCCAGTTTCTTGAGCCTTTAAGAAAGCATATATATTTACACTTACATCGGCTTTAGATAAGTCCTTACCATGTAATCCTCCACCTGTTACGCTTTGTGCCATGTCGCTTCCTAACTTTCTATTAGTTGCTCCTGTATCTACATCTGTTCCACCTGTCCAATAACCTAATGGATTTATTATAACTTCTTTTGCTACATCATTTAATCTTTCTTTTAATTCTTCGTTACTAGCATTTGATTGACAACATATAAATTTATCATTAGTCAATATATATTTTCCATCATAAGGATAGTATGCATATAATTCCTTTGCTAATGCACTTATATGTTTCTCGTTATCAGTTAATGGCACACCTTTAAATATTCCATTATCTCCACATCTTATTTCTTCTTCTTGATTTCCTGCTAGGTGTTTGTCTTGAGGCACTACAACTAAATCTAATGCCATTTTTCCTGCAATTCTATCAATAATGACTTGTACTTCGTCTTTTGTAAAAACTTCGCTTGTTTCGGCTATTATGTGGCAAATACCATGCCCTATTAATACCTCTACGGCTATTTTTGGTCTTTCATTCTTTTTATATGCTAAATCTACCAATGCCCCTGCTATTCTATCTGCCACCTTATCTGGATGACTTGGATTTACTTTTTCTATCATATTATTCTCCTTCTATTTTTATAGCCTTTTTTCCTGTAAAGTTTTCCCATCTTTGTATTATGCAATCTATATATCCAGCGTCATATTCCATCATATAACAAGTTCTATTCATTTGTTCACAACACATTAAAGTAGAACCACTGCCACCATATATGTCTACTATTATGTCATTTTCGTTAGAAAACTTTTCTAAAAACCATTTTGCAAGTTCAATAGGTTTTTGAGTAGGATGTATTCTTTTTTTAGTATCTTCATTTTGCATACCAAAAAAACCCTTCCATAATACTCTTGCTAATGCTCTTTTATGTTTATTTTTACTCCAGCATAATTCAAAATTAGATCCAAACATTTTGTCA